ACGGCTACGGCGACGGCTACGGCGACGGCTACGGCGACGGCTACGGCGACGGCTACGGCGACGGCTACGGCGACGGCAACGGCTACGGCGACGGCTACGGCGACGGCTATTAAAGTGACAAAATGGCACAAACACATCCACTATCACGGTACTAGATATGACTACTCGTATTTGTTCAACCAAAGCCGACTGTCAAGCAGTTTCAGAATTAATGTTAAACATGAAACTTCCAATCACGGTAAACATCAGGAAGGGCAAAGACAGGAGTGTGGAACAGAACAAGCTACAAAGGATGTGGTTGTATGAGGCGGCTGAACAATTACAGGATGAGACTATTGAACAGAAGCGCGGTTACTGCAAGCTGCATTTTGGTGTACCTATTCTCAGGAACGAAGATGATACCTTCCGCGAGGCATACGACCGTCTCATCAGGCCGCATACTTACGAGGAAAAGTTACAGATGATGATGATACCACTTGATTTCCCGGTAACGCGCCTGATGACGACAGGACAGCACAAACGATACCTAGATGATATACACGATTTTTTTACCGGATTGGGTGTGCAATTAACCGAACCAGACGAGGAGAAATGATATGTGGCGAGAATATATAGGCGGCTTTTTCTTTGTGATGTTCTGTGCCCTGTTGCTTGTAATAGCTTATGTGTTGCAGTCAGTGTGAGGTGGATATGATAGAACTTAGGTGGTTAGTTAAACATAGGGTTGGCGGACTCTCCCCACAGGAAGAAAAGGTATTGCAATATCGCAATTATTCTTTATTCAAAGAACGGAGAGATGTAAATGGCGATATTGAGCAGGAATATGTTTGGTCAGAATGGAAAGACGTGCCAACGGTGATGGAAGATGAAACGGACGCCCGCTGATGATGCCTTCAGTCTATGTGTACGAGAAAGAGCACATTGGACATGTGAACTCTGCCGGACTTTTTACCCTGAAGCACAGGCTGTTGGACGTTCTCGCAGTCTTGACGCTTCTCATTTATTCACTCGTGGTAATTGGTCTGTTCGTTTTATGCCTCTTAATGCGTTTTGCCACTGTACAGCGTGTCACTTCCGCTTTGGCGGGGACAGGGACTTGCAAAGACAGCACTTCAATGAAGTCTTTGGCGATGGCGCATACATCCTCTTGCTTGAACAAAAACAAAATAGTCTCTATAGCAGAATGGCGAAGCGCGAACAAAAGGAAATTGCCAAGTATTACCGCGAAGAATTTAAGCGCATGAGATTGTTACGCAAAGATGGGGCAATGGGTAGGATTGAATTTACTGGATACTTCTAATGGCTAACAAGCAAAAATCAGGTGGCGGCAGTCGCAAGAAAGGCAGAAGCAAGAAACGCTGTGAAGTGTATCGCGCACTCGGCAGACGTGAATTGAACAAGGTCAATCGTGTTGAACGCTATTACAGGCGCTCAATCAAGCACATCGAGAAACGCTTGGGCAAGATTGATGCGGGGCATAAGGACAGGCCGCGCCTGGAGAAGTCGTTAAGACGATTAACACTGGAGTTTAAACGGGCGGCATGAAAGACATCATCATCATACTTATCGGTACATTCCAGTTGCTTGTATTCACCCCTATGGGCTGGATTGGCATGTCTATTATAGCCGGATTGCTGATTTACTTGCGGACAAATTGCGGAGTTTAATATGAAAGCATATTTTCAGGGTGGTGTTATGGAAGGTAAATGTCTGGATATAGAGCCAGTGGATGAATTAACTTTTGTTCGTTGGTATTGTGATACATATCCGGCACCTGGCTATCAGATAAATCACACATACAGGAAAAAATGCGTTATCAATATTGGCTTGCCAGTTGTTTTTTACACGTCATATACTAAACCAGCAATAATAGGTAGGCCGTATGCTCAGAACACATTAGCTCAGTTAGCCGCGCAGCAATCTTTAGCTCAAAACCTCAGCAATAGACCATATAATGCTTTGGGTATTTTTAACCAGTGAATTTCAAAAAATACCAAACAGGCGAATGGGACGGACTGGACACACTTATCCTGTATTTCCTGTTCCTGTCCTCATGCAGCATTGTGATCCAGTTGGACGATATAGAAGCATCCCTTGACCGGCAGACAGAGCATGTGTTGTGGCATAAAATAGAGAGGCAATGATTATGTATCCGAGAACTTTTAACTGTGGGTAAATGATATGGGCGTGAGTCTTGGTGACAGAATGAAAGCCAATTATGAACATAGAACTAGACATTATTTGACGCGTCGCTGCCCAGTAATTATTCGGCTGGATGGCAGGGCGTTTCATTCCTTCACTCGCGGCATGAATAAGCCGTTTGATAAAAATTTAATGATGGCAATGTGTCAATCTGCCGCCAGTGTTGCAAAAGATGCCCAGGGGTTTAAGGCGGCGTATATACAGAGTGACGAGGTATCTTTATTACTGACTGATTATGACGACATTACAACAGAAGCATGGTTTGACTACAATCAGTCTAAGATAGAATCAGTATCAGCATCTTTAATAACTGGATATTTTAATCAATATATTCAAACGGCGCGGCCAGCCGCGTTTGATGCAAGGGCGTTTAACATTCCGTCGGAAGAAATATCCAACTATTTTTTATGGAGGGCAAAGGACTGGGAAAGAAATAGCGTGTCTATGTATTGCCAGTCGTTCTTTTCTCACAAGCAGTTGCACAGTAAATGCAGGCAGGAGCAGCATGATTTATTACATAGTATTGGTAAGAATTGGACGACTGATTTAAGCAATCACGAAAAGAACGGAATGTTTATAGATCGTATCGGCGCGGCTCATGTAGATATTGGCCCATCTTTTTTAGAGGTAAATAATTTTATACAAAAGCAACTTGTAACAAATGTAGATATTAAATGACATGGCACGTCAATGAAAAGGACAGCGCAATCAATCAAAAGTATTACCAGATTAACGGTATCTACACGATTTCCAAGACTTGCCATCAAGGGCAATGGCGTTACCACTTATGGAAGCACAAGAAGATTGGCACGTTTGCAAGTTTTGACGAGGCCGCTAAACAATTAGAGGTGGAACATGAAAGTTAAGAAAGAATTTTTATTAACTCATGAAGAATTAGCCAAGGCCATTGGCCTATATTTATTAGATTGCCGGCATGAGCAGATACCACGCAATAAAGATATTAATACAAAACACAATATTAAAAAAGGGGTAGTATCATATACGGTTGAGTGGGAATCAGATAGTGTTTAACACACGATGAAATGCCCCTATTGCCAGTATGTCAAAACCCTAGTCATTCGTACTGAGAAGATAGATGGTTATACCATTAAACGCACTCGTAAGTGTCAAAAGTGTGAAATTATCAATATTTCTTACGAAAAAATTGAAGAAAATGCTATATCTAGCAATCTAGCAGAAAAAAAAGAGGCAAAATTTGGTAAAATATAAATATATGCAATGAAAAATGGCTCAAAAAATTCTCGATGGTATCTTTTCCAGGCTCCGCCAAGCGGAAGACGCACTGACCTCCGCCATCTGTGTCCACCAGCGCGAACATTACACCCGCAGCCTTGATCTCAAGAAAGACGCCCATCAGTACCTTATCTCAGCGATTGCTGAACTGGAAGGACTCTACGGCGAGTATTGCCACGATGAGCAACCTTCCCCGATGAACGCTGGCAGCTATATCGTTACCGCGCAGTCTGAGGAACGGTTCCGGGATGAGGACATGAATGATTGGTCATGGAAACCGGAACTTTGACACAAAAACAACCCACTATTTGTGGCAAATTCGACCCAGCCGAACACCGGACGGACGGTTGCGATTTGTCTATTTACGAACATTCATCCGAGCAGTACCCGAAGTTTTATGCGTTAGAACCTGTACAGGACAGCGTACATCCCGGCGATTAGTAGCGTCAAACCGGAGTTCCTATGATTGAGTATCACGCTCTGCATTGACATAGAGACCCTCCCACTGATAACCCAGTGTTGGGACTTGAAGCAGGAATACAACACGCATGACAATATCATACAGGAGTCGTCCATTGTTTGTGCATCGTGGATGTATGTGGACATAGACAGGAAACCGTCCTCTGTGTCTGTACTGGACTGTATGAGCCGGTTTAACAAGTCTGTTTATGATGATGCCCATGTAGTTACAAAACTGCACAGGGTTATCAATGAAGCGGATGTTATTCTAGGCCAGAACTCGGACAACTTTGATTTAAAGATCATTAACTGGCGATCCAAGTGTCATGGGCTTGAACCTATCCGGCGCATGGAAACGATAGATACGCTCAAGGAATCACGCAAGGTATTCCGCCCACCGTCACACCGGCTGGACTACAAGGGTAAGGCGTTAGGACATGGCGGGAAAATACACATGGATATGCAGGACTGGCGGGACATTACTCAATACAGCTATCCACCGGCAGGACAGAAGCGGGACAGGGACAAGGCGATCCAGGCCATCAGGAAGATGGTGAAGTACAACAAGCGGGATGTGGAACTGGATGTAGAGCTTTATCTGGATGAGCGCAGTTGGTACAAGAAGCACCCCAATCGTTTACTCTACGATGCAAAGATAGACGGCTGTCCAACGTGTCCAAGCAAAGATTACAAGAAGGCCGGATACCGCCGGACATCAACAGGCATATATCAGGCTTACCAGTGCAAGTCCTGTGGCAAGAAGTTCCAAGGGGCCGCACGTCTGGCAAATGTGGATTTGAAGAATTGATAAACGATCTCAAAATCGGCCAACGCAAGTACAAGGTCAGGAAGAAAAAGATTGACCCGAAGCATTATGCTGAATTTGATCCACACGCAAGGGAGATACTCTTACAGCCGAATATCAGCAGGCGGCTTGAAGCCATAAGCATTTATCATGAAATACTGCATGGCATATTCGAGCATTATATTAAAGATTTACTCACTCCCGAAGAAGAAGAAAAGGTAGTGAAGGGCATAGAAAAGGGCTGGACAGAGTTCAGCCAGAACAATCCAGCCGAGTCCATGCTGTTACAGGCAAGGCTATCACTAAAGAAATAATATGAACGATCAACGTAAAGAAAACGGGAGCCGAGATGATAGAAATCTGGACTGGAAAACAGTGGCACTAGGCGCATCCACTTTAATCATTGTCCTGTTAAGCGCATTGGTTACAGTGGCACAAAGCAATTTAAAGGAAGGCATTACAGACAACAAGGATGATATAAACCAGATTCAGCAGGGCTATGTGACAAAGGAAATACTTGATCTTACTTTAAAGCCACTGGTGAAAAATCAGGAAGAAATGCAAAGAAGCCAGAGAGAGATACAGGAATCAATAAAGAGAAACGAAGATAACACGTACAGAATTTTGAAAGAGATAGAAAAACAGCGTAGTCAGTGAGCACATTGAGATTGAACCCAGAAGGGCATCAGAGGTTTTTAGAGAAATATGAGCTTGTTACCAATCCGAGCAACAGACAAATTTGGCTCAGGCGCATATCAGGCCACAAGAGGCCAACGCTTGCACAAGGGTATAGACCTGGCCTGTTACCCAAATACCCGGATCACCCTCGCATTGATTGGGATTGAGAGTGTTGGCAAGGTCACAAAAATTGGTATGCCTTACGAGGACAACCAGCGTACTGAATACAATGAAACGCTTTACAAGTACGTGCAGGTGACAACCCCTAGCAATATCAACGTGAGGTTATTTTACATTACCCCACAGGTAGAGGTCGGCCAGTTTATTAATGCCGATGATGTGTTAGGCGTGGTTCAGAACCTGCAACCCATCTATCCGGGCATAACGAATCATATACATGTTGAAGTCAAGTCAGGTAACGGAAATTACCTTGACCCGAAGCACTACATAAATTCGTGGTGCGATAAAAGCATGGAGTTGATAACGGTTTAACGCAACTAATCCGCGATCCGGTAAAGTTGCATTTATTAACAGCAGGCCGTCACCCGGCATGTCACTTATTTACAAATGTCAATATTTGTACACGGGTGGCAAGAATGAAATTATCTAAATTAGGTGTTGCAGTACCAATAATTGTAGCTTTTTTAAATACGAATGTAGCTTTTGCAGATGGTGTGAAAGAAACCGGATTACTGGAAACAGTGATAGCCGAATGTGAGAATCTTGGCGGCGAAGCATTGGCAATCCAGGCCATCAGATTTGAATTGAATGATATAACTATTGACGAACTGATTGAGGGGCTGGACAAGATCATCAAACAGGAAAATCCGGAAGGTTCAAAGAACCAGCCGCTATTCCTGCATAGGGTACGCGCTGTTGCCAAATGGGTGTTCTATCACTATCCGCCTAATTTTGATGAGCAACTGGTCGGCTCTACCTACGAAATAGAATGTAAGAACAAGACTACCAAGCAGGTAGCTGATAAATACCCGCATCTGTTTGGTGAAGGGACAAAAAAGGAACAGGAAAGAAGGGCATGGGAAGCCGAACATCCCGAAGCGCATTTTTGATTCAAGCTATTATCTAAATACTGATTTAGTGTGTGTGCGAAAGAGAGCTAACGACTCACCCTAGCGGCAGGGGAGATGACCGCCCTCGTAACTCGCTGTAGTGGCGACAGGATGATACCGGACAGGGCGCGGGATACCGCTTAAACACGTTCCGCACACTAATTAATTAACAGCCGAAAGGCAGAGGTACAAAATGGGTATGTTATCAGGTTACAAAACGTATTTACTGGCATTGGTCGCTGTAGTTGGTGGTGTTGTCGGCTATCTGGTTGGCGACATGACACTGATGGAAGCAGCTAACTATGTTTGGGTCGGTGGTGTAGCGGCAGCGTTACGTGCCGGTGTGGACAAGGCTGGTCTGTGACTGAAATCATAACCTACATCCTGATCGCCATGTCACTGGCGACAATGGTGTATGCAGTTTATATGCTGATGCTCAGGATATGAACAATGGAAACCAATCTCCACTTGTTGATAGGTATTGTGGTTGCGGTCGGCATTACTATATACGTCTTGATCATGCTCGGCAGGAAGCAGGAAAGAAAGAAAATGGACGAGGAATCGAAAGATGCAATGCTACGGGTGCTCAGGAACCAAGAAAAGGTGGACGATGCAGTATCAAAAATGTCTGATTCTGAGCTGGATTCTCGCCTGTAGCTTGCTTGTTAGCTGTGCCAGTATCACCCCTGTAGCCTCAGTGATAGGCGCAAGTGCAGCAACTACAAGTGCTTATTACCAAATCACCCAGGACGAAAGTATCACGGTAATTTCAAGAGAGTGCTTGTGGTACAGGCAGATAAGATTATCTGATGAAAGCAAGGCGGGCATGACAAGGGCAGACAAGGAACAACTGGTTTACCTTAATCTCATGGCCGAGAAGAACTGTCCAAAACTGTGACCAAATACCCGTAAAAAACTTAATAAAATCAATACCAGAAAAATACCCATTATGCCAACCAAACCAGATGCGCCTCCGCTAACCAAGCGGTACATAATGAACGAAAGGGCGAGGCTTGCCCAAAGGCTATGTAAGGTTCATGACCGGCTGATTGATATAGGTCTGGGCGAAGTAGATGCCTCAGCCCCGGCAGTTACCGCGTTAAAAGCTATCCAGGCCAAGCTCATGTCTGACGTATCCCCTGAGGACTTTGAAAAGACCACAGCCGAGACTACTACGATTGAGCAGGACATGACCAAGCTAGTCCAAGTATTAGACACCAACGCTATTGTTCACCTGGTCAGACACCAAAGGGCAGAGGCCGCAAGGATACATGAAGAACTGGGTAAACAGCTTGAGAACAAGGTAATAGCCTTAAAATGTGGAACTATCTGACCGATACTAACTTTAAAGGCCAGGATACTGTGTCCTTAAACCAGTTGTTAGCAAGTTACGGCATAGTATTAGTGGACGCCAATGAATACCTGAGAGCCATTATGAACAACCAGTTAGAGCAGAATATCCACTTACATTAGGGAATAGCAAGGCAAGGGCACAAGAGAATAGATTGCATACAGGGCAAATATGAAGGCCGGTAATATGTATGATCACTTAAAATGGACAGATTTCTACCAATTACCAGTTAAAGCAAGGTACATCATAAAACACCTGGATGAAGCTGATCTATTGTCATGGCCTGGGATAATGGCATAGGGCCAAGGAATTGCGCCAGTGTAACCCACCGGCTCGCGCATCAGAGCAAGTAATGAAATGAAATTAATGCGATTGGTGGTATATACAGATCCTGATCCGGCAGAGTTGTTCACAAACAAGGTTGTTATGTATATCTTGACCAAACCCAACGTAATACCATCAAGAGCGTTAGATGTAGCATTAGCCGTCACAAATGGGCTAAGTGTACATAACTATAAGCTAGAGCATATATCTTTGTAACCTATTTGTTGACGCTAACAAGAAGGAAGAAGGGGATATCGTTCGTGCCCACACACACGCCCTCAGGCCAGAACTACCAATAACAGCCCTACATCTTGTGGTCACTGGCTACTTATTAGCCAACCAACTATCAATGAGTTACAGCATATCGTTAATGTACGTGCAGGAAACGTAGTGTGCATAACATATTACATCCTTGTATATCAATAGCTTACAGTCCTACTTAACATAATAGGTATTATCGACAGTACCAGGCCACACCACAAGAGGGTACGGGGGGTGCTTTGGCTTTGCGGTGTGTATGGGGATATCCCACTCCCATATTTTCCAGGTAAAAACCCAATCGGCTAATTTTTAACCACCTAGTGTTTATGCGGGTTTGGTACGCAAAATGCGGGGTTATATCCAGACTTATCCACAGGTAACTTATGCCAACTCCCGACTACTCAGGATTGCTTGATGCCCTGCACCGGCAATCACAAGGACAGATGCAGCACGCCCCGCAGAGGCCACCATCCATGAACCCGATGGATGCGATAGCCCTCTCTACCGCAGCAATTCCAGGGGTGGGGGATGTGACTGGATTATTAGCTGATGCCAGAAGGTTTGCTTATGAACCTGAATCAAGGACTTGGGGTAATGCCGCTTTAAGTGGTTTGGGGTTGCTGCCGTTTGTGCCGAGTCTGGGGGTTGTTAAAGCATTGGATGATTTACCACTGACCAATGTAGGTAAAAGTGTAGATGGGTTATCAGTGGGGGATGAAATAAAAAATACTCACTCAATCAGTGCGTCATTTAATGATGGTGACTATGAAATATTACCTGGATTAAGGGAAGTTAATATTCGTGATTTTAATAGCAAACCAGAAGAATTATTTTACGCAGCAGATGACATTGAAAGAACTCGTAAATTGGCAAAAGAAATAAAATCAAGTGGTTATATTAATCCATTGATTGTTGTGATTGATGAAGAAGGTAAATATATATTGGAGGGTGGGCACAGGCTTGGGGCTTTGAATATTCTTGGTAAAAAGAAATTCCCCGCATTAGTAGTTAAAGACTTATCGCAATAATGTCCACCTCCATCCGTGACTACCGTATCCAGCAACTAGCGCATGAATACTACCAGCGTCTAATCAAATACGGTGTGGAATCGGCCTCAATCTGGTTAAGCGACAATATGCAGCATGAAGATATGAACGAATTTAAAGCTATCCAGCCAACGATTGCCGGTAAGTACGGGTTGAAGTGAACGGGTTACTGGCAGAACAGGGCAACGGGCTACTCGCGGATATGCGTAATGCCCTGTTGCAACAGTCCAGGGCGCAGATGCAACACACCCCACAGGCCCCTTCCCCGATGAACCCCTTGGATACTATTGCCTTATCAACTATGGCAATCCCCGGTGTCGGTGATGTGGCAGGGTTAGCGGCAGATGCCAGGCGGTTCATGTTTGAACCGGAATCCCGCACGATGGGAAATTATGCTTTAAGCAGTTTAGGACTACTCCCGTTTGTTCCAAATATGACTTCTATTAAATCTGTTTCTAAATTACCAGAAGTTAATGTTGATAAGTTTCATATAAATTCAGCTTATGGTCAGAATGATTATATTTCTGTAGCAAAGAATAAGGACGGGGATGTAGTTGGCGAACTGTCTTTTAGTGAATATGGAGGAAAGCCACATATAAATATGATTGAGGTTAAGCCAAAATACCGAAGAAAGGGTGTTGGCGCTGAGTTAATCAGATCGTTGACAAAGCAAAAGAACCAGTATGACCCATCTTGGCAATACAAGGATATACAGTGGGGCATGGCTACTGAAGATGGTATGTGGTTAAAAAAGAAACTTGATAAGGAATTTTTAGGGCACCCGTTAAGAAATTTAGAAAGAAAAATATTGGAAATACAAAAGGCCAGTAAATAAATGTTTACATTATCTAGCAAGCAGGCTTCCCCTAAACTTAAATGGGTTACAGATTATCGCTCTGGATATTTACCAACTAATATAAAAAATATATCTACAACTACAGGTAAAGGCACAAACAACTTTGTTATCTTTGACGAGAATTTGATTGAGATAGTCAAGCCGAAGAAAAAGTTCAAGATTGTGAAATGAGCCTAGCGCAAGCCATCTCCAATCTGGAACACACCCAGAAGTATTTCAAGTTACAGTCCTTTGTCCCTTACGAATATCAAAAGGCGTTTTACGCTTTAAAGGGGGCGAATGGGAAGTTAGCTAATGCCCGCTGTTTAATGGCAGCTAATCAAATTGGCAAAACTCTGGGCGAAGGGGCTGAGGTCGGTATCCACGCAACCGGACTTTATCCCGACTGGTGGGAGGGGGTCAGGGTCAATCGTAATCCGAATCTTGTCTGTTCAGGCGTTAATTCTTACCGCACCAGAGACTTGATCCAGAGGGAACTTTTAGGAACCACTGACAAGGACGATAACAACAATATCGGTACGGGGTGGATTCCTAAACACCTGCTCCACAAGATTGACCGCAAACCCGGCATCCCCGGTGCGGCGGAGAAGATTTACGTTAAACGGAATAACAACATGGAACTATCCTCAATCCTTTTACTAGGTTATGAGGACGGCGCAAGGAAATACATGGGGGAAAGGATTGATTACGCCTGGTGCGATGAAGAGCCGCCCCTTGAAATCTGGAACCAGTGTGTCAGGGGGACTATCGCTACTAACGGATTTTTAGCTTTAACCTATACCCCTGAAAACGGCATGACACCCCTGGTCTACCGTTTTATGAATGAATGTCCACCTAGTTACGCTTTATTAAGGGCGACCTGGGACGATGCCCCGCACATGACCCCTGAGAAGCGGGCAGAGAAGCTGGCGGAGATGATGCCGTATGAACGGGACATGCGTTCTACGGGGACACCGTTAGTCGGGGATTCAATGGTCTTTCCGATCAACGATGATGAAATCGCCTGTGATCCGATAGAAATTCCTAAAAACTGGCCGCAGATCATAGGCATTGACTTTGGTGGTGATCATCCGTTTGCGTGTGTGAAGATGGCCTTTGATCCAATGGGGTCGAAAAAGAAAGGCTATGTGATTGATGTAGCGAAGCAAAGACGTTTGACCGTATCGCAGGAAGCCTCACTGATAAAAGGCATGGGTGGCGACAAGATACCGGTAGCCTGGCCGCATGATGGTAATAAGTTAGACAAGCAATCCGGTAAACCGATAGCCGATCTGTACCGTCAGGAAGGGGTCAAGATGCTGGATGAATGTTTTAGTAATCCGGCGGAGGACTGGAAAGAAGAAGGCAAAGGCGGGCAGGGGGTCGAGGCCGGACTAAGGAAGATGTACTGGTCTATGACCGAGGGACGGTTGAAGGTCTTTAGACACCTGACCGAATGGTTCAAGGAAAAGGGTGCTTACCATAGAAAATCCAACCCCAACACCGGCGAAGTGGCCGTAGTCCGAATTAATGAAGATTTAATGTCTGCTACTAGATACGCCTATATGTCGGCTTTAACAGCAGATGATGATTTTCGTTTCGCCAAGTCCATTGACAGTAGAAAGGACTTTTTCAAACCGATTAAGTACAACTTTAAATTTGTGAGGTAGTGATGAAAAAGAAAGTTGAAGGCGCAGTAGCCGTTCCTGATGTGGAAGAAGTTGAGAAAGAAGTTAAAGAACTGAAAGAAGACCCCGATAAAACCTGTTCTGAAAACGGTGTCCCCCCGGTGGAAATGGCAAAAAGAGTTCTAGTCCACCAGGGCAGTGAATTAAGCAACCGTTTCAAGGCAGCGAATGTCCGTCATGCAATGGAGACACAGGGTTACTCTGATAGCGATATTAAAACAGCCTTGAAGGAAACGGGACTTGATCAGTAATGGCGAACTGATCGCAAGAATTGACGCATTAGCGTCTAATGCGATTGGATCAAGTGCTACCGATTCCAGTGTTTCGACTGAAAGGGCGGATGCGCTAGACCGTTACTATGGCCGTCCCTATGGGGACGAGATTGACGGAAGGTCGAAAGTCACCTCAAGGGATTTAGCCGAAACGGTTGACTGGATCATGCCGTCCATTATGCGCGTGATGTTATCTTCCGGTAATGTCGTGGAGTTTCTTCCCGAAGGGCCGGAGGATGTACCGTTAGCCGAGCAGGAAAGTGACGCAACCAATCACGTCATGTTGGAGGAAAATAACGCTTTTCTGTATTTACATGACTGGTTCAAAGACGCGCTTATTTTAAGAAACGGTTATGTAAAGACTTGGTGGGAAGAAACCGAAAAGACTACGGTTGAGGAATACACCGGCCTTTTCGCCGAGGACGTTACCAAACTGTTGATGGGTTATGAAGAAAGGGGTTGTGATTGTGAAGTATTGGAACAGTCGGAAAACCCGGTGACGCTGATTATCGGTGACGTACCGCAGGAAGTACCTACCTTTGATCTGAAATTACGGGTCACTACGAAAAAGGGCGCAGTCAAGATCACCGCCGTCCCTGCTGAAGAAGTTTTGGTCTCGAAAAGATGCAGGGGCGATCTGGATGATGCTGACTACGTGGAACATAAGACCGTTATCCGCAGGACTGACTTAATTGAAATGGGTATGCCGGATGATTTTGTCAATACTCTCCCGGCCAACAGTAATGAACACAGTTCAGATCAGACCTCAAGGGATCGGGATGGTGAGTCATGGACGGATGAATCCATTGATCACTCGATGGATGAAATTGAATACCGGGAATGTTGTGTGAGAGTGGACGCTGACGAGGATGGAAAAGCGGAATTACGGAGAGTCGTTATTGTCGGCAAGAAAATCCCGCCCGGTGAGGAATGGAACAAAGAAGTCCCGTTCCAGTATTTCGCCTTTGCAACCCCCAAGCGGATGCCGCATAGACACATGGGTGAGTCCATTTATGACGAGATTGTTGATTTACAGTTAGTTAAAACTATTTTAACCAGAGGGCTGTTAGACAACACTTACGGTCTGACCAACGCTGAATTTGTGATTAATGAACGGGCGAATCTGGATGACTTTTTAGTAACGAAGCCTTTAGGTGTTAAGAGGGTGGAGGGGAAACAGCCGGTCGAGGGATCATTCTCACCAATCAATAAACCCAATATTCTAGGGCAGGTTTTACCGGCGATTGATTATATAGATAAGGTAAAACAGGTTAGAACCGGAGTCGTCCCTGCTTCTACAGGGGTCGATGCCAATATATTAAAAGATGTAAGACGGGATTCTTACATGGAGAACTTAAACCAGGCCAACGCCAAGATCGAGATGATCTGCCGGATGTTTGCCGAGATCGGTTTGAAGTCTTTGGCGAAGAAAGTCCATGCACTTTTAATCATGCACCAGGACAAGCCGAAGATGATGCGGTTACGGAACAAGTTTGTCATGGTTGACCCACAGCAATGGAAAGAACGGGAGAATTTAAAAGTCACGGTAGGTTTAGGAAACGGCAACCGTGAGGAAACCAAAGACACGATCCGTTTAATTGCTGAAGCGCAGGGGATTCTGGCGCAGTCTTACGGTTTAGTCGGGCCAGAGGAAGCCTATCACTCGTTTGCTGATTTATGTCGGGCTTTAGGAAAACCGAATCCGGAGAATTACGCAATTAACCCCTCACCAGACAATCCGAAGTATCAGGAAGTCATGCAGAGAATGGCGCAGCAACAGAGTAACCCGTTGGCCGAGGCCGAACAGGTCAAAGCACAGGCGCAGCTACAGATCACCCAGATCAAGGAACAGGGTGAACGCGAAAAAGCACAAATGAAACTGCAACTGGAAAACCAGAAACAGATGATGCTGTTGCAGAAGCAGGAATTTGAATCACAGGAAGCCGCTTTGAGACTTCAATTAGATCAAAGACAGCAAGCATTTAAAGAATACACCGATAACACTCAGGCGAGTTGTGATCTGGCGATCATGGCCGCGAAAGCACGCACCGAGCAGGATTTAGTTGATTTCAAGACCGAATTAGCTAAACGGACTTTGGAAGCGGAAACCGCTGAACTGGTGGCTGAGCGTGAACGGATTAAGCTGGAAGTACAAGCGGCGCAGATTGAGTTTGAGAAACAGCAGATCGAGCAGCATAAGAACGCGCAAAAGGAAATCAATAAAGGCTTTGCCGATATGCACCACTTGGTCATCAAGGAACTGGCTAAAACCGTACAGGCTCTCTCCAGACCGAGAAAAACAAGGGTACTGTCTGTTGATTCTGATGGCGTACCTACCGAGTCTATTAGTGAGATCACTTGATTGGCCGGACTGTTACAAACTACGTTATACCCTTCAACCGGATTACTCCCGAACGTCTCCATGAAAGATTTAAACAAGATCAGGGTCATCCAGCAAAAAAGGAAAGGTTTTGATGTAAAACTGGTGAACGGTGTACCGACCATGTATGTCCCGCCGATTGAAAGTGATTCAGACGGCATGACCCATAAAATCTGGGGCGATGCTTTATATCAATTAATGAACGGACAGCTTGAAGCCTTGAACGGTGATTACCCCGAAGGGGAGATGGATAAAACGATTGATCTTAGGCTGATCCAGTTTGATCCATCAGAATCCAGAAAGTATGTCCCTGATGGTGGGGGCGGTGGTTACAAGTTAATCGGCAACACCCACACTCTCTCAGTACCGAAGATGAAAGATGACTATATGACAAGGCAAATCTGGGGGCATGAACTTGGACATGCTTTTGGTATGAAACACACATAGAGGAAATATTATGGCAGGTTACAATAAATTTGAAGATTTTGTCAGGGCGTTGGGAATTGGTGAGCATGGGAATTTGCATACCGAAACCTGCAAAGTCTATCTGACTACCAATCCACCTTCCGCGACTCTGGATAATGTCAAGGCTGATCTGGTGGAGTCCGTTACAGGTACGGGTTACACCGCAGGCGGTGAAGATTCAACCAACACCTACACCGAGGCCAACGGCACTGCTACATTTGCCGGATCGGACATTACCTGGACAGCGGGCGCAGCCGACTGGACAACTTTTCAGTATGCCGTTCTGTATAACGACACAACCGCAGGTGCTACCGATCCGTTAATCTCATGGTGGGACTACGGTGGTGCAGTAGTATTAGGCAACGGTGAAACCTTTAAAGTGGACTTTGGTGCTTCAATCTTCACGATCACTTGATGCTGAATAAAGAACAGAATAGACGTTACACGATCTGTAACGGCCTGATCAATCTCTGTTGTGCAAAAACAGAAAACATGGTCAGGCAGAATTTACCGGGCAGGGTGTATGTTGATCAATGCCGCGAATGTGGGCGCAAGCACTACACCATGCGGGCAGAACCCGGCATATTCGGCTTAACCCAGAGGAACTAAAATGGCAGATGGCGTACCCATTACCGCAGGCGCGGGAACGACAATATTAACCGATGACACCGGCGCAGGCGGTCACGCGCAAGTCGTCAAGCTGGCGATTGCCACAGACGGATCAGGCGTACTTATCCCCGCAGAAGCCACCAACGGCCTTGATGTTGATGTAACCCGCGTCATACCCGGCGTTACCGCAACGGCTTTAGGCAAGGCGGAAGATGACGGCCACAGTTCCGGCGATGTTGGGGTCATGGCATTGGCGGTCAGGAACGATGCCGCTGCCAGTTTCGGTGCGAACCTTGATTACGCGCCTTTAACTGTTGACTCAGTTGGTAATCAGAATGTAGTCGCCAGACGTGGATTAACCCGCGTTTCAGTGGCTTCAGGTGGTTTAACGACTTCTACAACTGCTTATACCGCAGGCGATCAGGTCGGGACACAATTCACCATGCCCGGTTGTGCAAGGGCTTCAGGCGGCACAGGGACGATTGTTTCAGTTGTTCTTGTTTCTGCTGCAGACATCACCGGCCCGTATGATGTAGTGATATTCAGGGAAAGCGTCACTCTGGCAAGTGATAACGCTCCTTTTGCCATATCTGATGCAGACGCATTGAAAATTGTTGCTTTAGTCCAGTTAGCAGGGTCTTTTGATATTGGTAATAACCGTATTGCTCAAGCCTATAATCTGGCCATCCCTTACGACTGCAACGGTGGGACAAGTCTTTATGCCGGATTGATTACAAGGGTCGGGCATACGTTCTTTGCTGCCGTGACAGATTTACAACTGATCTTAATGGTTGAATTGAATTAATGGCTTACACCTTCGGCGCAGGGACGGGCGATGATATTAATTGGGCATCACAAGCCACGATCATGGCTACAGCCAGATCAGTATTAGTCTGTGGCTGGTGGTATCCAACGACTTTAACCGCTGGTCGCGGTATATGGTCAGCCCATACGACTAATATCAACGGTGCGGAAATAGCAGCAGCAACTAATGAAATAGTATTACGCACAGATAATGTCACTACCGATGGTCAGTGGACAACGACCGGCGCAGGTCTGACTTTAAACACATGGACGTTTCTGGCCTTTATGAGTTCGACATTAAATGGCACACCTTCGGCTGCATGGCGGGTTTGGTCTGGGACAATAGATACTCCGCCTATTGAATGTACGGTGACACAAAATACTGCACCTGCTGGTAATTTTACTGGCGGGGCAATCTTTTACATCGGCAATAAAGGCACAGGCACAGTGGCCTTTCAGGGGATTATAGATGAAGTGGGTTTTTGCACCACCGCCGCTGCCGCTGGTGCATCCACGCATCCGTTTTCACTGGCTGCAATTGGTGCGATCACAGACGCCGAAGCCCTTTTTACTTATGAACGGTTTATTGTCCCGTACTGGTTAGGGTTAGGTTGGGCACCGGCAGGACTGGTGAGGAGAAACGGCTCAAGTGTAAACACCGAAGATGCCTCTTACTGGTCTGGGGACATGCTGGCAAGGGTTATCCGTTACAACACCGCTACAGGCGAATCATCCGTAGCCCCGACAATTAACGGCGCAACTTATTCACCTGAGGATGGCCCACGTGCCATGTTGATCCCAAGTCCGATATTTTCACCGAGGCGGCATTAATCAAAAAATACTTTAGGCGGTTGTAATGTCATTATTACTTTTATTTAAGTCCGGTGGCGCAACCGCTTATGTTCTACCAGCCGAAGCAGGAAGTTATACTTACACCGGCACGGCAGCCAGTTTATTACGCGGCAGGTTATTAGCCGCTAACGGCAGCAGTTACACTTATACTGGCACAGCCGCAGGATTATTTTACGGAAGAAAATTAACCGCTGAATCCAGCAGTTACACCTATACCGGAACGGCAGCGAACTTTGTTTATAACCGTGTTCTGACTGCATCCGGCAGTTCCTACACTTACACTGGCACAGCCGCTAATCTGGCGCGTAGCAGAATCTTCTCCGCAGAGAGTGGTGCTTACACTTACACAGGGACAGCGGCGGCATTACAGTACGGAAGAAAGCTGACTGCTGAAGCCGGTGGTTATACTTATACCGGCACACCTGCATCATTATTTTATAACCGCGTTTTGATCAGCGCGGCAGGCACATATAACTACAGCGGCACAGATGCGGCTTTACTTTATGGAAGATTATTAGCTGCAAGTGGCGGGGCTTATACCTACACCGGCACGGATGCAGGACTGATCTACACACCGCAAGGCGCGTATATTCTATCCGCTGAAAGCGGCGCATATAACCTCACCGGCACTGCCGCAAACACGTTATGGAACCGGCAGATCATCGCTGGGAATGGAAGTTATAACCTTACTGGCACAGATGCTAGTCTCATTTACACTACCAGTATCACACCGAGAGTCGGCGGCGGGAAACGTAGAATCCCCCGTATCATCAGGACGTATGTTGAAGATGAGGAATACGATGTTGAACTTGAAATAGCTGCCAAACCGCAATCCAGGTTTGTTGAAATAGACATGGAGCGTTATGAAAAGATGCTTGAGGAAAAACGTAAATTGAGGAAGAAAAAAGCTGCCGCCTACTTATTACACTGATGAATAAAATTACTTTAGAAGATTCCGTATTTAAAGCCGCCTCTGCACAGTCCTTGCTGGACAACCCGATACTAAAAGAGGCTTTCAGTAAAGTCAGGGCATATCTCGATGACAAGGAAATCGAAGTCAAGACGACTGATACTGAAAGTTGTAAAGATATTATCAGGACAAAGCAAATCCTGTCTTATCTTGAGAGTGCCATCTATACCATGATTAATGACGGGAAGATCGCACGAAAACACCTTGATCTATTAACCCAACAGAAAACGAGTATATTCAGGCGATGATTAATATCAGACGTTCTTATGAAATGATCGGCCATGTTGAAAACGGAAAGTTTATAAGAAAAAAACATTTCACCGGATTTATTATTACTATTTACAATTTATTTAAGCACACGAAACATATCTTTATCAATTTTTACTGGAAATTTATTGTTATTACTTAAACCGTCCCTACCGTAAGGCGGGACATGCTAAGCCGTGAGGCTCAGCAAAAGGGGGAGCAATCCCCCTTCCCAAAGATGGAGAAAAACTATGGACGCTACCCAAGAGGGCGCAGACATACATGAAAAATTAGTTGCAAAACTAACGCCAAAACCTGATCTACCCGTAAAGGATGATAACAAACAGGTTGAGGACGCTGGCGGCGAACCGCCCGTTGCCGAGGAACCGGCAGCGCAGGAACACCCTGATGATGGAGAAGCAGCAGAAGGCCCGCAATTTACGCTCAGTGACTTTGCCGCCGCTTTCGGGATTGAGGAAACATTACTTGATCTGAATGATGACGGTGAGGTGATCTTCAAAGCGAAGATCGACAACGAGGAAAAATACGCAAAGGCTTCTGACCTGCTCAAATCCTACCAGCTTGAAGGTCACCTGAACAAGCAGAACATGGATGTTGTGGAGTTACGGAAATCACTGGAAGCGGAGCGTACACAATACACGCAGCAAGCGACCCAGCGGCTTCAACAACTCGAAGATACCCTTGCACTCACCAGTGCCCAATTCAACTCTGAATTTCAAAGTGTTGACTGGAACAGGTTAAAGCAGGAAAACCCACAGGAATATACCCGGCTCCGTATAGAGTTTGGGGACAAACAGTCACAACTGCAAAACAGTTATTCACAGTTAAATACTGCCAGAGAACATCAAAAGGCGGAAATACTGAATACTGAAAAGCGGATGTTGCTTGATAAAATTCCTGAATGGAAAGACGAAAGCAAGTTTCAGGCAGGCGCAGCAGAGATCATCAACGGGGCGAAACATTATGGTTTCACCGCGCAAGAGGTCACTTCTGCACTGGATCACCGCATTTTACTCATGGCGCGTGATGCAATAGCCTATCGGAAATTGCAAGACAAGAAGCCGGAAGTCACACAAAAAGTGCGGACGGCTCCGAAGATCGTCAAACCGGGTGTCGTGAAACCGACTGCATCGAAAGATGAAGCCCTGAAGAAACTGAAAGCCAGGATACAGAAAGGAGAAGATGGGGCCTTGAGTGCATATCTCATGCAATCAGGCATCGCTTCTATAAAGCGATAATGGAGACCTCAAATGACCCAACCTACAGGTACAGCCAGTTCGTATGATCTGTCTGCTACTAATTTTGAAGATTTAGCGGACGTCATCTATGACGTATCCCCAACGGATACGCCGGGACTGACCCGCTTTAAAAAGAACAAAGCCACTGCCACTCTACACGAATGGTCAGTGGATGCCATTGAAGCCGCAGGCACCAACTACAACGTAGAAGGTGATGAGGCTGTTGGCACAGCCGCAGAAACCCGCGTCAAGCGTGGTAACTACTGCTGCATCAGTGACAAAAACCCCATCGTTTCCGGCACACAGGAAGTTGTTTCCAAAGCTGGTATCAGTTCAGAAATGGCTTACCAGATGGAACAGAAGATGAAGGCGTTGAAAACAGACGTTGAAAAAATGATCTGGGACAACAATGCCCGCGCTGCTGGTAACGATTCAACTGCCCGTGAAGCGGCAGGTATGCCCGCATGGTTAATCACCAACGTCAACAAGGCGGGTGGTGGTGTACTGGCGACTGGTGACGGTTCGGATGCGTACACACCGGGCGCACCACGCGCTTTACTGGAATCCTATGTTGAGGATGCGCTGGCACAAGCCTGGAACTCAGGCGGCAACCCGCGCTGGTGCAATCTTGGATCATTCCAGAAACGTGCAGCGGCTGGCTTTACCGGAAACACGACCCGCACACAGGAAACGAAGTCAAGCGGCAAACTCGTAAATTCAGTGGACATATATGTTGATCCGCTAGGTAACGAAGTTGAGCTTGTACCCAACCGTTTCTGTGTGAACTCGATCATGACGTTTGTTGATCCTGGTTATGTGAAGTTTTCAACACTTCGCAATTTCCGTTCACACGATCTGGCAATCACCGGCGACTACATGTCTAAGCAAATTCTTGTTGAATGGACTCTTGAAGTCTGCAACGAGAAAGCCCATGCCATGATAGCCGATCTGACAACCAGCTAATTTCAACCAGCGGGGCTACTCGCCCCGCATTTTAGAGGAATAAATCTCATGAAAAAGTATTTACTTATTTTTCTGGCACTGTTCCCGCTGGTTGTTTACGCTGGCTGGAACTCACAACAAAAGACCGATGGATCAATGTGTATCACCAATGCGCCCGCAGGGGCAGTTGATGCGATGTGTGTTGACTACGCCGGTAATGTTGTTTTTGGCGGTGATGTTTCCGCAGTAGGTGAAATATCCTATGACGGAACTACCCCGTTAAATCTGGATGACGGATCAGGTGCATCACCGACATTAACCTTCACTGATGAAACCAATGAAACGGCAGTGTTACAAAAAGCCGACTCAGGTTTCTTCGGCATTACCACACTGGCCGCTGACGGCTTGAATGTACTCGTAGGCAATCTGAAGATTGGCAACGGTGTACCGACAGTCGCTCTGGACGGTGAGGATGCCTATGTTGAAGGCACGTTTGAAGTGGACGGCGCAGCCCAGTTGGATGGTGCGATTACCGCAACCTCAAGTCTGTCTGTCAGTGGTGCGATAACCAATTCATCCACGATTACCTCTTCAGGTAACGCGGTTGATCTGACGTTAAGCGCACCCACCAATGGCGGCAATGCCGATGCCAAGAACGAGTTTGTTGGCATACCACGCATTAAAGGCTTTGTCACAGGTGCAGGCACCAATGGCGCAGCGGCTGGTAAAACAGTCACCGGCTACATTGACGAAACACCTGCTGGCGAATGGACAGCCACCGCCAACATGACTGATGCGACTGATGCAGTGAACTACCGTAAAGGTAGTGCATCGCTCAAGCTGACAGTTGGCGCAACCCCTGCTGCCGGTAACGGTGCAGACAACCCGCTGGCTGGTGGTGATGAGGACTGGAGTGATGATGAGTCGTTTGGTATGTGGATGATGTGTGATGCCACAACCTCTGCTGGCGATTGGGTTCTGGAAATAACGGACTCAGTGGCCGGTGCTACGACTGTCAACGTACCAGCCCTTGCCTCGGCTAACAAGTGGACATGGGTGGAAGTGGACATATCCGGCGTGGCTAACGCCTCCAAGGATGTGATCACTGACATCGCCCTTGATCTGTCTGCTGCCGGTGCGGTGGCATTACCGAGTAAGGTCTGCAACTTCGATTACGCGTACAAGTGGGATGCAACTGAAGAAGACGCAATGACCCTTAACGTGTATGAAGATGGCGTGATTGCTGTTTACTCAGTCGTAACTGCCTCAGGCCAAGCCAACACTCCCTCCTTATTGACGGAAGGCACTGATTTCTTTGTCCACTATGAAGCCGGTAACGACTTCCTGGTATGGATAACAGATCAGTCTGCCGCGTCACTCTGGGGTAGTGCCGCAATTCAGTAACCTTTCCGGGGGCGCACCCCGCGCCCCCTTTTTTCTTGGAGCAAATTATGAGCGTACAACTTAGAGGCGCAGACTGGACATTGCATGAACGTGGTGCAGATGCCACTTTGGTGTCCTTGTCACAAGCCGCACCTGCAAGCGGTCAGCGTCACCATGTCACATCATTAGCCTGTAGCTTTGATGATACCGATCATGTCGCGCTGGAACTTTACGGCATGACCAAAGTAGGGCCGTTTGATGCAACTTCTACCAGTGTAGTCCATCTGGTTAACAACACAATCACCGTTTCCGGGCATGGCCTGACCAACGGTACAAAAGTCACCTATAACAACGGCGGCGGTACGAGTATCGGCGGTTTGACTTCCGGTGACAGTTATTTTGTTGTCGGTGTATCCGGCTCGATCTTCCAGTTGTCCGCAACACTAGGCGGCGCAGCGATTGATCTGACCGGCACCCAGGCGAACTTCGGGACAGCGCAATTAATCATCCCTGTATCAAAGTCATGGATGGTTTATGACCAGATTGCGATCACTTATCTTTATCCCGTAGCAATGGCCTACAACTGCCCGGTTTATTTAAAAGTAACACCAAGCGCAGGCATACAGGCCTTAGTCCACATGGAAGGTTTTACGGGTGGCTAAGTTTGAAGTAAACGGGGACATGATACGGAAGTCTATTTACGATGAAGTTGAAAAGAAAATGGTCAACAAGGTCATGCAGGATGCAGAGCCTTATCTCGACCAAAACCGCATAGATCGCAACTCAACCCCTGAGTTTGGCAAATACAAAAGGCCACTCACCAAAGTCGCATCAATCCCGTTAGCAATGGTTGAATCCATGATGAATGGGACGTGCTGCACTGAGGGCAAGAAGTACAACCTGTGGTCAGATGATCTGGACGAGAAAAGGCGGGCTTTGGTTCATATCCAGATCAACCATAAAGAACTGATGGCAATTAACGGCACACCCTTCGCACTCAAGAGGCCGACATGGCAATAACCAATTATTCCGAGCTTAAAAATGCAGTGCAAAACTGGATAGGCCGGACTGATTCCGATTTCATCAACCGCGTTGATGAGTTCATTGATCTGACGGAAGATCGGATTCATTACGGTTTCGGTGAACCGGGCGATCAATACTACAGCGCACCGTTAAGAATAAGGGGCATGGAGACTACCGGGACTTTAACGATCAACGGTCAGACGATTGCCGTCCCTACCGGCTTTTTAGAGGAAAGGCGTATCTATCTTAATACCGATCCAAAGAATGATCTGGTTTATCTTCCCCCTGATCGCTTCTGGGCTTCTACAGCAGGATCAAGATCAGCCGGTGGCAAACCTGTCATGTACACCATCGAAGGTTCAAACTTTATCTTTGCCCCATCACCGGATGCCACTTATTCAGGCAAGGTTTTATATGCAAAGAAAATGGATGCCTTATCCAATTCTACCCCTACCAACTGGCTTATCACCAACGCACCTTCAGTCTATCTCTATGGCGCGTTACACGAAGCGATGATTTGGGACTATAACGATGAAGGGGCTTTAAAATATATAAATTTATACAACGGAAAAATTAATGCTTTAGCGCGGCAGGACAGGCTATCAAAGACAGGCGGCGGATCACTTTCGCAACGGCCTGACAAGGTGGCCTGATGGATCCGATCACCACTACCAGTTTCGGTGAGTATTTACCCGATCTGCCACAGTTAAACAATCCAGGCGCGACTATTGCTAAAAACGTCATACCGGAAGCAACTGGCTACTTACCTTTACGGACTTTGACACCAGTTTCCAGTGCTTTAAATACGAGGTGTCTGGGGGCTATCGCGGTCAAGGATGATGCCGCGAACTCTTATAATTATGCCGGGACATTGACAAAACTGTACGTCCAGGCGGCACAGACCATGACCTCGGTAACTAATGCGGGTGGTGATTACGTCACCGGCGCAGATGAGTTCTGGGGCTTTGTGAAGTGGGGCGATCAGGTCATTGCTACCAATTACAGCGATCCGGTACAGGTTATAGACTTGGGCGGGACGGAGTTTGCCGATCTGGCCGGTAGTCCACCGCAGGCAAGGCATATCGCCGTTATTGGCCAGTTTGTAGTTCTGGGGTTTTTAGATGAAGGCACTGTTTACCCCACCAAAGTCCGCTGGTCAGGGATCAACGATGAAACGGCATGGACACCTTCTGCAGCCACGCAGTCTGATTCCCAGATTCTCCAATCCAATGCGCCCTCCGGCGGCGGCTGGATCATGGGCATATCAGGACACGGTGACTACGGGCTGGTAATGCAGGAATACACTTGTTGGCGGATGACTTATATCGGTTCCCCGGCAGTATTCCAGTTTGATGAGATTTTACCAAGTATCGGTACACCCGCCAGAAACTCAATAGTTGATGTTGGGGATTCTACTTTCTTTCTGGGACAGGACGGCTTTTATGAAATTGTCGGCGGGGCGAATGTCATCCCGATAGGCGCAAATAAAGTTGATCGGACTTTTCTGGCTGACGTTGATCCGAACTATATTAAAAACGTGATCGGCGCAGCAGACCCTACACAGAAAATCATCATGTGGATTTACCCTGATATAACCGGGGTGCAGATTCCGAATAAATGTATTATTTACGATTACGTTAATAAAAAATGGTCGCATGGCGAATTTAACTGCGAATGGATTTATAACGGTCTGGGGGTAGGGTACACCTTAGAGACACTGGATGATCTGAGTGCCGATCTGGATTTACTGGAAGCCTCTTTGGACTCAAGGGAATACACCGGCGGCGCGTTACAGTTAGCGGCCTTTAACACCGATCATAAAAAATCCACTTTCTCCGGTACAGCGTTAAACGCCTGTGTGGAGACTGCCGAAGTCCAGGTATTTAAAAACCAGGTGGAAAGCAGGCGGGCATTAGTGAACGGTGTCCGGCCTCTAGTGGATGGGGTGGACACGACCTTAACCGTTCAGGTAGGACAAAGAAACAAACAGAACGAACCGATCACTTACGGCTCAGTAGTCTCTCCTGAATCTGGCACGAACATCGCCCATTTCAGAAGTAATGCGAGATACCATCGCTTTAGAGTATTAACCAGTAATGACTTTGATCACGCTTTAGGCGTTGAAGTGTACGCTAAACCAACTGGACGTAGGTAATGGCTGATAACAAGCATATCTCCAAACCGCCCAAAGTACATTCAGATGAACGGGCGCACAGGAAGCTGTTAGCCGAGGCCATCTGGGGGATATTAGACGGAAAACTTTATTGTACTGGTGAAGTGACTTTAACGGCGGATGCCGTGACTACAGTAGTCACCGATCACCGGGTAGGAAATGAATCGGTTATTTTATTCATGCCCTTGACGGAAAATGCCGCTTCCCGTTTTACCGAAACAGGGCGGGTCTGGGCGTTCACCTCTCCTACAGGTTCAAGCGGCACGTATTATTGGGGTGGGTATTATAACTTCGCTCCGAGCCACAACGACTTTTCCGGCTCACCGACTTTCGGTACTGCCAACGCCGCTTACGGCGCACACTTCTTTATCGTATTAGGCGCGGTCACGGTTGATGTCTTAACTATAAGAGTCACCGGCACATCGTTTGCCGAGGGTGGAGTAAGGACGGCAGCGGATACGGAAGATATTGTTATTCCAAATTCCACTCCGGCCAACACTTTTTACCAGACTTCTAAAAGGTGGATTGGGCAGATCACAATTTCGGTATTCAGTGGGACAGCCAAAAACTGTAATTATGGATGGGCGGCTTACTGGAACAACGACTACAGCGATTTCACCGTGATCGGTTGTGACTTCACGTGGCTAGGCGGGGCGAATGATGCTGATGCCAATTTAGGGATCATCCACCATAAAGCGACCGGCTGGACATATAACGCCGGATCAACACCCACCCCACCGGCATTACTTACCAGTATGCAGACTGATTATAACACCGAGTATCAAATTAAAAACGGTGAGTTTGGTGCATATAAAAGAACAGGTTTAAGTACCAGTGTGGCGGGGAGTAACAAGGAGGGGATCATCGTCTATGTTAAAACGACTGCCAACAAGGCGTTTGAATTGGGTAATGCGGTAATAAGAATCAAGTCGCAGATCAGCCCGCAGCCTTTCGTGCAGACAACCGATATTGATACGTTAAACCACACATTCACAGTCAATCACATTGACAACGATCTGACCGACAGAGACTTCAGATATTTAATTGTAGGATAAAATTATGCCAAATTATGATTATTCCGGCTACAGCCTTGCAAACAGAGTAAGGGGTTTTCAACCAGGTGGGCAAGTGCCGCCTGCACCAGTGAATACTACAACTCCAGTTAACCGCGCTGTCCCGCAGGGAATGGGCGGGTTACTTGGTCAGCCGATGGGGCAGGCTGTACCACAGGGTTACAACCCGATGCAGATGGGGCAGATGAATCCGCAGTCCATGAATGAAATAGCAGCCTTGTTACAGAACCAGCAAACCATGTCGGCACAGCAGTATTATCAGGACTTGCTTAATAAACTGAGATACGCGCAATTTCTTAAATAGTGTTCTGCGGGATACATCATAGTGATGTTGATCTGGTCTGGAAAGACATTAAGCCGCTTGTCCAGAAAGCACTTGATAAAAACAATGGTAACGATTACTACACAACGGATGATGTAAAAAAATTCATCAAGAACAGAAGTTTCCAGCTTTGGATTGCCGTTAATAACGATGAAATAGAAGCGGCATTTATTACCCAGATTGTCATTTACCCACGATGCAAGGAATTAAGCATCTTTCTTGTCAGTGGTAAAAATATTGATTCATGGCTTAACGAGGCATGGACGCAGCTTAAAGATTACGGTGCGTCAATGAAATGTAATTACATGAGTGGTATCGGCAGAATAGGCTGGATGAAAGTCATGCCGGAAAGAACAGTAAATAAATTTATGTGGATAATTAAAATATGACCATATTTGATTTTTATAAAACAATGATAACCGGACTTGGGCTTGGGGGCGGCGGGACAACCTCAACAAACACAGTCCAGAACGCCGATCCATGGAAAGGGCAACAGCCTTATTTGACTTACGGCTTTGAACAGGCGAAACAGAACTTTCAAACACCGCAAAGTTACTTCCCTAACCAGTCAGTAGTCCCGTTCAGCCCGCAGTCTGACATGGCAATGCGCTTGACCGAAGGCAGGGCGTTGCAAGGTTCACCAGTGAACTTCGCAGCACAGGACTTGGCGACTAATACGTTAGGTGGAAATTACTTAAACGGAAATCCTTATCTGGATGCCATGTATAACAGTGGCGTATCCGGTATGACGCGTAACTTTGGCGAGTCTGTCTTACCCAACATAGATTCACAGTTTGCCGGTAAAGGACGCTATGGATCGGACTTGTGGGGCAACCAGAAAGATCAGGCCATGCAGACGTTTGGCAAGTCACTATCCGATTACGCAACTAATCTTTATGGTGGGGCTTACGAGAACGAAAGGAACCGCCAACAACAGACAATGGCAATGGCTCCACAACTTGCCGCGCAGGACTACACCGACTTTGCCCAACTAGGGAATGTCGGCGCAATGACTGAAGGTAAGGCGCAGCAGCAACTAGCCGATCAAATCAATCGTTATCAGTTCTATCAGCAAAGACCGGATCAAGCCCTGCAACAGTACATGGGCAACGTCACCGGAAACTACGGCAGCAGTACAACCGGCACAACCACAGGCGGCACACAGGCCAATCCATTGATGAACGCTTTGGGTTTGGGATTGACTGGTTACGGATTACTGAGTGGCGCAGCCGCACCATTGTCCATGTCTGGTTATTCCGGCATACCATTAATGATGTCGGCAGCGGCTAATGCCGCACCAGTAGCTGCCGGTATAGGGGCGTCTGCCTTACCATTTTTCATGTGTTGGGTAGCGCGTGAAGTGTACGGCGACAGCAATCCCGCATGGTTACGATTCTACGACTGGAAAGAACTGAAAGCCCCGAAGTGGTTTAAGTGGCTTTACAACAAGCATGGTAAGCAATTTGCAGCATGGATCAAAAACAAGCCCTACATTAAAAACTTAATCCGTAAGTGGATGGATACAAAGATATGAACGGCATTTTGAGCAATCCCTGGTTTATGGCAGGCACAGGTATTCTTGGCAACCCCATGAATCCTTTAGGCGGAATGTCACAGAATCTCATGGCAGGCGCACAGTACCAGCAGCAGGCGGAACAACAGAAGATGTTGCAGCAATACTACGAGATGCAAATGGCGCAGCAGAGAAGGGAACTGGAGAAACAGAAGCAAGAGGAAGAATGGATGCGTGGTATGCCTATGCCTGTTTCGCATGAATTGTCACAGACTCAGGGTATTTTAAGCCCGGAAACAACTGATCCAAATGCCATGCCTAATTGGATGATGCAATCACCTGATCTAAATGTCAGGTTGAAGGCTTATGAGATGATGAATAAAAGGCCAGACCCTTATCAGTTAGACGCTGGCGATGTATTGATTGACCCAAATACATATAAGCAGTTAGCCACCGCACCGTTCAAGTCTGACGTTTTAACACCAGAGGCATTAGCACAAAAGATACAATTAGCAACAGCAGGGCGTTCATCTACCAACGTGAATGTTGGTGGGGCTGATCCTTTAGATGCAATCCCTAGTGTTTCAGACTTAATCAAATATCGTGATAAGAACGGTAATCCACCTCCCGGCCCAATGAGTCACAGAGAACTCAGAGAAAAGGGGTATACGCTTTCTGATGTGCCTACTGAAAAGGACAAGGTGGCAAGTTATGTGGCGGATAGTTTAACTACTGCATCAAGTGAAGTGGACAAGGTTCTATCCAAGCCTGATTTCAATCCATCATCATTTGATGAATTTGCCAAGAATATAACCAACTGGACAGCCTCACCCAATTATCAACAGTACAAATCTGCTGCTGATGAATGGGCAACTAACCTTGTATTCCTGAGATCAGGTGCTACTGCGAGACAGGAAGAAAAGGACGCTGCCTTTAACAATTACTGGCCGCAGCCAGGAGACAAGCCTGAGACAAGAAAGTTCAAGGAGAAATTCAGGAAGGCGCAGGAAATTAACGCTTATTCAATGGCAGCAATGGGTGGGCGTGTCAGTAAGGAAAAGGCGGAAGAAAAGATAAAACAACTGCAAAAGGAAATTGATGTAATAGACACAAGCACAGATACATCAACAATGTCTGATGATGAGTTATTTAATTAATGGCACTGACTACAAAAGAAAAATGGCAGGAGATAGCTAACAGGGGATTGCAAGACAGGTTTGATCCTGTTACTCGTTCCAAATTTGACGAGGCCGTAAAACGCGGGCTAATCACATTACCAAGTCAGGAATTTTCTGCAATGCAAACGGTTAAAAACATTCCGTCCAGCGCAGTTAAATTTGGCAAAGATATTACTTATCCGTTCTTGCATCCGGTAGATACCGCGAAAGGATTAGGCAACCTTGCTATGGGCGTGACAGAAAAGGCCATACCCGGAGAACAACAGCATGAAGTATATGCTGACCAAGTAGGTCAATTCATTAAGGACAGATATGGTTCTTTAGATGCGGCGAAACAAACATTAATGAATGATCCAGTTGGTATGCTTGCTGATATGTCTCTTGCTGTTACTGGTGGTTCAATGTTAATTCCTAAAGTTGGTAAACTCGGGAAGATCAGTAATGTTGCAAAAACAACCGGTATGGCAATTGACCCTTTAAATATTGTTTTAAATACCGGTAAGTATGCAGCAGGTAAATTAACACCGGCAAAATTACCAGCATCTATGTACGAAAGTGCTGCTAAGTTCAGAACTGGACTAGATAAAAAAACCAGAATGAGGATAACTGATACTGCGCTGAATGAAAACATAATGCCAACACAAGCAGGGATAGACAAACTTAATAATATAGTTGATGGCTTAAATAATAAAGTTAATGAATTGATCGATACTGCAACCACTAAAGGCGTGTCAGTCCAAAAGGAACAACTATACCAGCATTTGCATGAACTGCAAAAGAATGTTGGAGGTGTCAAAGTTAATGCTCCAAAAGACCTTCGTATTATTAATACTTATGTTGATGCTATGGATCAATATTTAGATGATATTGGTAAAAATACATTAACCCCAAGAGACTTACAGGATTTTAAAGTTGATGCTTATAAAGCGATTGATTTTGACCGAAGTAATTTAAAATCTATCCGTGCTATAGAAGAAGCCAATAAGGCAATGGCAAAAGCGGCTAAAGCCGAACTTGAGAAAATTTATCCTGAAATAAAAGATCTTAATGCAAGAGAGGGGAGGCTATTGGAAGCGCGTCCTGAACTTGAACGTAGCGCAAGCAGAATAGGCAATCTTAATGTTGTTAGTTTAGACCCAATGGTTAAGGCTGGTGCTGGTGGAGTAGTTGGTGGTGCGCCTGGTGGTTTGTTGGGTGGCGGGCTTTCCGTTTTGGATATGCCAAGACCAAAAGCAAAATTAGCACTCATGCTAAAGCAAGCACAGAATCAGGGATTATTAGGTTACTTTGATAATAACCTAGAAAACCTTATGGCAAGACAGGGACTATTACAGTCAGGTAGATTAGGACAGCAATAACTACCAGTTTCTTGTCAAAAAAGAAACTGCCCATGCTATCAGTAAGCCAACCGCAGCCCAAAATATAAACTGTTCCATCCCCCAAGTATAACCCCTTTTTTGGAGTAAACAATATGTCTGATGTTAGCCAGTGGTCAACTACTGCTGCCTCGAATAATGCCACGCCCCCTAATGGCTGGCCGGAATCACAAGCCCCCTCAACTATAAATAACTGTGCGCGGGAGATGATGGCGGCTATCGCCAAGTGGTATTCGGACATGGACGGCACGTTACAGACAGGCGGCGCGGCTAATGCCTACACCTTAACCACTAACTCAACCCATGCCGCTTTAGCGGATATGCCGCTTGTGGTATGCCGTGCGAACTTCGGCAATACCGGCGCGGCGACTCTGGCAGTGGACGGACTGCCAACCAAAGCCATTAAAAAGAACCATGATGTTGATCTTGCGGATGGCGACATTGAAACCGGACAGGTGTGCATCTTTGTCTATAACGCGACTTCCGATGTGTATGAGCTTGTCCATCCGGTAGCGAATATAACAGGCGATCTGGTCTCCCTTAATAACCTGTCCGATCTGGACGACATACCAACGGCAAGGGTGAATCTTGGCCTTGAGATCGGGGTGGATGTGCAGGCGTATGACGCGGAACTGGCTGCTCTAGCCGGACTAACATCAGCCGCTAACAAGATACCCAAATTCACCGGATCAGGAACAGCCTCACTGCTTGACTTCAAGGATGAAGATACGATGGTCTCAGATAGCGATACCGCTGTTCCTAGTCAACAGTCAGTTAAAGCCTATGTTGACAGCAGGGGCGGGATTACTCTAGGCACAGAACAGGCCACGACTTCAGGCACAGCAATTAATTTTACCGGTATCCCGTCAGGTAAAAAACGTATTACTGTTATGTTTGAGAATGTGTCAACCAATGGCACATCACCAATCATGGTACAAATAGGTGATTCTGGTGGGATAGAAACTACTGGCTACACAGGCACTAAAATACATTTTGCCGGTACTGGTGGTGCTCCAACTCAAGCCGCCTTATCAACCGGATTTGAATTAGGGAACACTGCTGCAACAGACACAAAAAACGGTGTTTTAACTTTAAATCTTAAAGACGCATCAGATTTTACCTGGGTTTGTCAAGGACACATATCCAATAACACAGGGACATTAAATAGTGGCATAGTTTCTGGCAGCAAGGCTTTATCCGCTGAACTTGACAGGATAAGAATTACTACTGTTAACGGTACAGATACGTTTGATGCCGGATCAATTAACATTTCCTACGAATAATTATGCCAAATAACCCCGCACAATTCGCCCAATCCCTGTATGACAGCATGGGTCGCATCAATAATTCATTTGGGTTATTGGGGCAATCCAGCACCCCGCAGGATTTCCAGCAGAATACCGCCTCGCTGTTTGCGCCGCCACCGGCCAGATATAATCCTAATCTGCCCTTTGGATCTGGACAGGTAAGAAACCCATCCAGCGCATTGGCTAATGTAGGCTTCAACCAGAACCGGTGGAACCCAATACCACAGCAACAGAGTGATACCTACATTCTAAGGCAGATGCTTAACCAGTACACCAACCCACAAACTTACGGGCTACCGGCAAATCCAAATTTACAGCCATTTGATATAAAGGGTGATTATGTATCTTACCTGAAAGGACTAAACCCTGATCAGACCAGCAGTTTCCAGCAGTTTATGAAAGATGAAATAGAGCGCAGGATCAAGACCAACGCCAAAGCGCAGGAAGGGAGTATGTTTGGATCACTGCTAAGCATGGTGCCGGGGATGATGATGGGTAGTCTGGCTGGCCCAGGGCTGTTCTCTCTCAGTTCAGGCGCGCTGAGTGGCGGTAGAAGGTTATAGTACCATTACTCATGGGGTATATCACCCATGCTTTCTTAAATCATTTATATAATCCAACCAGGTATTATTATACAGTGCTTGTCTGCCTAGCTGGTTCTGTTGGTTCTGGCCTGGCGGGTACAACAGTTGGCGGCTCAGGGCTTGTTGCCGGGATGCTGACTGGCTTGACTGTAAATGTTCTTTCTTTCTTTCCAATATCCATCGTTTTCTCTCCTCCGCGATAGCGCGGGTTTTATCAGTGGGTAGTTTTAAGTACAACTCGCGTAATTCATCCAGATTGACTCTGTGATCTGAACAGTGATCCAAGGTGAGTGGATAAGCATATTCCGCCCGATAGCCTTTTTCATGTTCATGGATTTCACCCCACAAAGCGACAGTGCCGGTGATAACACCTGAGTAAGCGAGTAATTCCTTATGTTCCGGTTTGGCGGCGTAATAGCCAACGAACACAAACATGCCACAATCAGCTTTTATTGCTTTTGGTGTCTCATGCGGGAGCCAATAATAGTCCTGCATTATTATTGAACGTAATAACCCATTGCTATATATCCACTGCCTGATTCCTACAATATAGCCTACAGGGTTTTCAAAGCCGGGTAAATAAGTCATAATTTTTGTTCCCTGCCCAGGATTTCAGCGTCAGTCATTTCTCCTCCAGTGCTGCACGGAGCATGGCTTTGTAAACGCTTAATTCAACTCCTGTTGTAAAAAATTCATAAGTATTATGTCCAAAACCGTCACAACCACTGTCATACGTGCTGTCTTTGTGATCATCTATGGCATCCTCTCCAGCAATAATCATTTCCTTTGTAACATCAGCATCAATCAGTGCTTGTATGGCGGCTTTGGCTGTATTGTCATAAATATGTTTACTAATACCGCGATAAGTTGTTTCCAAATTTAATTTAGAATCAATGTCCGACAACTCAGATTTACATATTGCCTTCGCAACTTGTTCAATAAGTGTCATTTCTCATCCTCTGGTGGTGCGGGTAGTGGCATCCAGTGTGTTACTTGTGGTGGCGAAAGAGCATCTTCTATATCTTTTGGTATACCAGCATCCCAATACAGTATTGTCCACCTACCAACAGGGCTGTACCAACCAAGTGTTGTGTCGCCACAATAAACAAGCACATTACCTCTATGCTCAGGCAATCTCTCACTTACAGATATCCACTTATTAGCCTCCAATTCCTTTATCCTGACATTGGCGGTAGTGAGTTCTTTTTCTAGTGTCTCTGAATGGGTAATCATAAAGTTTGTCGGATACGTCATAACATAGCCTTTATCAATTAAAAACTGTTTATGTGCATCAGTTCTAGGTGTCTTACTCATCCTGTGCCTCCAGCCTGTCTAACAGGGCTTGTGCTTTCTTCAATTCAGCTGCCAGCCAATGACGATATTTTTCATCAATATGGGCGTCGGCTGATTCCATTTCTGCTTTAAGTCTCAAAATATGTTCATGCAGATAAGGCTTCATCTCCCTAACCAGTTCGATGAGTTCCCATCTATGTTCATGTGCTTCATGTCTGAAATTAGACGTGTTATTAAAATCAGGTGAGGCTTCAAAATATTGATATTGTTTTTCCGCTTCCTCATGCGCCTCGACTATTTCTTTGAAGTTCATGGCCCCAGCCTGTAGTTCCATACCCTTGCCAACGACTCAGTGAACCGTTGCAGGTTGGTAAGGGATTGTTGAATAGGGTGGCTACTGGCAATATTAACGACCTTTGCTCTTATAATCGGGACGGTCAGGCGAGTAGTAGCCATTGAAATAGGGAGGCTACTCCCCAATCTATCCGGCATCAACCCACTGGGGGAGGTAGTGTTTGTATCAGCATCAATCTGGTGCTGGGAATGCCTTCTTGAAGTAGCCATAGTGTTCCGCAAAGTACGTTCTGCGGTTCTCAATAATTCGTTATCGCGGCGGGTCATAGCTTTAGTAATTTAAAAAAGTCAGATGCTTCCAGGCCGCGCTTTTTGTTGTCAAAACTAAGAAATGGCAGTGAGATAAAATAATCAGTTTTTACTTTCTTCAAAGTAATTAAACAGCATTTCCATGAACAGAAATATAAGGGTTCAGTTTCTTCCCCATTATGCCGATGTACAGTAGCATCAATATATTCAATTTCAGGCTTGCTTAAATCCAATTCTTTACCGCAATTATCACAACCAACAGCCCCATCTCTGACAAATTCTCTGTGACCACACTTATCACAGGTTTTGTATTCTTCTTCACGGATAACGCGCATCATCTATCTCCTATTCGTTATCGCGGCGGGTCATGATAATATCTTTCCATGACTGATTATTGATTCCACCATCCAATCATATCCACAAAATCCGCATGATTGCTTTCTCAGTGTCCTCGCCTCTTTTGCATCTACTTTTTTAACAGTTACAGCAGCAGCCCAACCATCACTAAAATTGTAACGATAGTAACCGCCGTCAAGTATCTCCCGTACTTTGGTTGTGTTTTTTATACTTTGCCCAAAATTCTTGACGATGACATATAAATTGTTTTCACCAGACCAACGCCCATCCCATGATGAGCGATTAGGCATGGACAGTGTAAATGATAAGATCATCATCTATCTCCTATGGGTGGTCATACTTCCAGACTCTCAAGAAACTTGATTTCACGCTGGACGGCTTGACGAAATTCAGACGGGCGTTTGTGGGAGCCAAAATAGATTTCATAATACAAGCGATGAGCATCGTAATAAGGCGTCCCATGACAATTCGCCCTGCCAGATTTCTCTGCAACTGGACAGTCGGAGCAAAATTTAAAAGGTATTGCATACATCTGACAAAAAGCACAGTTTTCCCCGACAGGCATTTCCTTCCCGGCTTTAATATCCTCTACGCTCAACTTCAACATCCGCCGCCAGTGCGCCAGGACTTTACGTTTTGCCTGTTTGTTGGTCATGCTGCCCTCTTTTTCAATTCTTTATCTATCTCGTAGGCTTCCCGGAATAGCTGGAATTGCCGCCATGCGCTTTGTAAGTCACCAAAGTAATGGTGCCCAAAATCCGGGTAGTCTTTGGCAAAACGTAACAGGTGTGCGCCACCAGATACCTTGAATGGCAACGGTTCGCCGGTGTCCATTCGCACACCATGATTAATGAGATGTTGATAAGCGGCTAGCTGGATTAAATGATCAGGATAAACTGCGTTTGAAGTTTTCCAGTCTAGTAAAACAATATCACCATCAATCTCACCGATAGCGTCTGGCGTACCGCCAAATTTATATTCATGGCTGATAAGTTGGATTTCCTGAAACTTTGAAAGTAGTTTCAAATTTGTCTGTCGCTCCCATTTCTCATACATATTGAAAGCGTTTAATGCTTTTTTTGCATCTTCATCATCAGGCAACATTTCATCTATGACTTTATGTGGGTCTAGTCCATTTAACATTGCCTCAATTGCAGCGTGCGCTACCGTGCCAATATCCGCCGCTTTCTTAGCAGATTTCATAAATTCAAATGGTTCGCCAGTCTTTCCCTGCTCATAACCCTGTTGCCAACACCAATACTTCAATCCACCACTATCACCAAAGCGATCCTTGACAGTAGTGGTGCCGGGGACACGGTCTCCGTTTATGTAGTAACCTTTAACTGGTGTTGGCATCAGAAAGGCACATCCTCTTCATATTCAGGGGCTTTCACATCCAATGGTGTCACTACCCATCCCGTACCCATTTCAGTTTCATGTGTTGACAAGCCAATTTCCTTACCAACCCATCCCTCACTCTCTTTCCCATACGCAGTAATAAGAATCTTGGTATTGGTTTTATTCAATACCAGGGTTTTTTCTTTGCCTTCAAAATGCAACGCCCCTTTTGTAGCGGCTGGCTGGCCGTCTTTTGCCGGGTAATTCCTGATTTCAACCTCTGAAATTTTGACTTTCAGATTCTTGCCAATAAAATCTGCCGCTTTCAGGTCATTTGATTCACTGCTTGCATATTGCGTCATGTCAGTCATGTTACTTTCTCCGGTTGTACTGTTTTGGATGAGTCTTTCGGTATAGTCTTTAAGCCATTCCTGTCTTGATTCATTACGTCCAGCCATGCTAAATAACCTGGATCATCCTGTAATTCCTTCTGGCACTTATTGAAATATTCACGTTCAGCAGCACTCATTACTTATATATCCTATTTCTTTTCAAAACAGGTTTATTTAGAGCTTGTTTTAATGACCATCCATAACAATGTATTCGTGAATACAATGTTATTGTTTTTAAATTATAATATTCTGCCCATTGTCTTAATGTTTTCTTTTCACCACGAAACTTAATAAATTTCGTAGTATTTCTATTTATTGCCTGTTCTTGGCGGGTTGCCCATAAGCAATTCTCTGGCGTGTAATTACCATCATTGTTAACTCTTTCTAATGTCAAAGACTCTGGCTTTTCTCCCATATCAGTAAGGAAGTTATCAAATGACTCAAGCCATCTATCACAAATCTTAATGCCGCGCCCACCATACCTGTGATAATGCTTTGAGTTTTCGTTTAAACATCTAGAGCGCATATCTGCCCAAGACCGAAAAGTAGCGGTTCTATCTTGTACTCTCATAAGTCATGCTCATCACGCACAATATGCGGGTGTCTCTGCTCGTACAATTCCTCTGCATAGTCCGCTTTCATGTCCTGTTCCAGTATGCGGCGGCGTTCCTCGATCTCATCCAGCATTTTCAGGTGATGTTCCAGAATCTTTTTCATCAGATCGGGGAATACGCTGTCTATTTCTGGTTTGGTCATGGGCGGCTATTTACAACACTCGTTCCCAAGATGTTGATAAATACACTTTATGATTATGCCGCGCATATAATTTAGCTATTTGGTCATAGCCGCCGATAGCTGGTTTCAGTTGCTCTTGTGGTAAATAGTTTTTATGAATTAACTTGGGTACTAGCGGAATTTTGAAAGATTCAATGGCCTTGAGCACGAAAAACTTATCGCCTGTATGTTCTTTAGCAAGACGTAGAGCCTCTGTTGATGCTCCCTTATAACTCTTGTGTCGTTTCGTTGGTTTCTCACCGCGCGGGTTGAATACAAAATATATTTCCGGCTCCTGTTCTTCTGCGCCCTTAAGTTTCTCGCCCTTAATTTTCATTCCTATCTCTCCAGTTAATTAGTGGTGGGGGTGTGTTCACATATAGATATTAATTGCATTACCCGCGCCCTTGATAAGCCAAGATTACTGGTAATCTCATTAATTGAATATCCTTGCTCGCGCATGTTTTTGATTGTGGTAACATGTTGTTTTGTTTTCTTGGCTTGGAAAAGACGGGCACAAGCAAAACCGTTAGTCTGCCTGGAATTTTCCTCAAGGCTGACCAGATGCACATTGTCTGGTGTAAAATCCTTGCTTTTATCTTTTCTGCCCAAGACTAAACTACTTCTTTTCAGACCGATTTTATGAATGTGCGGGGTAATAAATTCTGCATACTCAGGCAGTGTAATACCCCATATCAAGCCTGCCCTAGTAGCGGTATATTTGTGGTGTAAATAGAGTTTGATAAGTTTGCTGTTCCTGCCCAAACGGGCACAGCCAGTAAGTTCTCTGAATACATCAAAACTACACCCGTATTGGCGCTGACAGCGTTCTTCTCTTGCTTCAATTCCCGCCTGTTCACGCCTTGCGGTATTGGAAATGCAACGCTGGTGCGCACCGCCATCATTAGCAGTTACGCCAACCGTTACGAGAATCTGCCGGACACGCTCTCTTGTTATCCCTTCCACCGCGCCGATTTCTGCGAGTGTCATGGTTTTGTACATTTCCTTATAACGGAGAGCGCGTGGCATATTTTTTTCTACCGTTTTTTGTCGGCGATCCTGTTTATACAAATCCAGCGTGATTTTGATTTCTTCAATATCATCTGGTTTCCAGAATTGCCGTTGTCCGGCAATAACAGTCGGCTTAATTATGCCGCACGATACCAACGTCCTGAATTTTGCCAGTGAAACATCAACCAATTTTGCGGTTTCTGCTTGAGTTAATAGTTGCATATTGAGAATTATGGGCTATAGTAACAGCATTGTCAAATTAATTATTCTATTATATTGCGGTGCACAAAGAAACAGTCATTGACAGACCTATAAATTATAGGCTAAACTCCACCATAACTGATAAAATTGGCGCAGACATGATATGCGGCACATAGAACGGCAAAATTCAACCATGGGCAAATTTGATGCCTTGTAGGGCATTTTTACAGCACCGCACTACTCCCCCTCCTCCTATATATGTGCGGTTTACGGGGCAGTCTCCCACTGCCCCTTTTTTAATATGAAGCAGGCTGGATGATGAACCTTGTTGAATTAATGGCGGAAGATCAGGATCAATATGACTCGCCATGCAAGTACGGGAATATCGTAGCTGGTCATGCTTGCTACTGTCACCATCCAGACAGTCTCAGAAAATGTCCCGTCTGGAAATATTACGGAGAACAACTGGACAAATGGCACAATCGCGGTAATTGGAATGAGGAATCATGGGATGGCGGCTGTCAATATTTCGAGCCACAAGAGCAAGCGGGGTAACACTATGAACGACACACTCGATGATGGGTTTGGCAATGTATGGGTGAAGTGCAAGCCCGGTTGCAAAATGGAAATTGTACGTCCTGGGAAAGTCCAGTGCGAATGTGATCATGGTTGCCCTCATTTATACCTTAAAGCAAATGTAGAATTGCAAGAACTGGTATATGGCGTATGACCTACCTCACCATCCCCCTGTTCCTTATTTTGCAATTTGCCCCTGCTACTCTCCCTACGCACCGGGAAGTGTGCATCGAGTTAAAGTAAATGACTGAATTTCCACAGGAACTGGTGATTGATATTCGGGGTAATCCAGCGTTGTTCAAGCATTACGGGACGGAATTAGTGGTGAGTAATGATAGCAACGATAAGCGTAGTTTTTTTAGTGGTACGGTAGATCAGAATATTGAGAGGTATTGTAATGAGAACACAAAAAGAAATTATTGAACGCGCAATAGATAGGCAGCCAGATGATTTTTTAGGGTTTGAATGGGAACAATATCTGAGAGCGCTGACAGCAGAATCAATGGAAACACTACGCGGGACATTACTGGAAGACGATGCTGATTTATCTGGATGGGAACCAGACTTGGTTGATAATGAGTCCGTTTTGAAAGAGTGTAAGGATTATATGTCTTTCGCATGGGGCAAAGCTAATAATTGTCGTGGTATAAGTGCAAATAGATCAATTATGCACTATCAGGCATGGCTATGGTTACTTGGCGAAGATCAGTTTGATGCTTTGTTTGATGATTATGAGTTTTATGGGAAACCGCAGCTTGAAAAAATCTGTACTTTTTTACAAATAGACCCAAAACAATGGGACGATAATATCCGTAGCAATGTTGAATATTAAAGTGAATTACAAATGATAAGCCCTGAAAGCTATGCCACAAGCCACTTTTAGGGGACAGTAGAGGAAATGATAGGAAGGTACTGTGAATGAAAGTATTAATCGCCTGTGAGTTTTCCGGGATTGTCCGTGATGCTTTTATAGCAAGAGGCCATGATGCAATGAGTTGTGATCTGTTACCGACTGAATCACCGGGCCCACATTATCAGGGTGATGTGCTTGACATTCTGGAAGATGGCTGGGACATGATGATAGCCCATCCGCCCTGTACTCATCTGGCTGTCTCCGGCGCGAGGTGGTTCAAGGATAAACAGAAAGAACAACAGGAAGCGATAGATTTCTTCATGAATTTGATTAACGCACCAGTACCAATGATATGCGTTGAAAACCCTGTATCCATTATGTCCACAAAATACCGCAAGCCAGATCAGATTATTCAGCCCTGGCAATTCGGGCATGGCGAGACAAAAGCAACGTGTTTATGGTTAAAGAGCCTGCCAAAACTGATACCCACAAAATTTGTTGATGGCAGGGAAAACAGAATACACCGAATGGCTCCTAGCCCGAACCGGAGTAAAGATCGAAGTCTGACTTATCAAGGTATAGCCAACGCAATGGCTGATCAATGGGGCGTACTGGAACACGAGGAAATGGTGAGGGAGTATTGTGGATGAAATATAGAGATAAACTAAAAGACCCGCGTTGGCAGAAAAAGCGATTGGGTATTCTTGAGCGTGACGGATTTGCTTGTCAAATGTGTTATGACACACAAACAACACTACATGTTCATCATAAATATTATAACAACCGCGATCCGTGGGACATCCCAGATTCGGCACTTGTGACGCTATGCGCTACTTGCCACGAAGAAGAAGGGGAGGCAATTAAAAACGCACTAAATATGTTCAAAATATGCATGGGTGATTGTGGCGGGATGAGTGGCACAATCGATCAAATTATTGCGGCTTTTACAGACACCGCCTGTTCCAACGCCCAACTTGACGATGTTGAATGGACAATACTTACTTCATATATAGATAAAATCTTAAAAGACCGCCTTAATACCGGCCCTTTATGGGGTTCAATAATGAAACAATACTTCGATAAAATAAATACAAAATGCAATACATCAGAATAAAAAGCTACGAACAATATCAGCATTACAAAGAGCGTAACCCACCCTGGATTAAACTTCACATTGAAATTTTATCCGGCAGAACATGGGTCATGCTAGACGATGCTAGCAGAGTGCTAGCAATCACACTCATGTTGCTAGCATCCAAAAACGACAACAAAATCCCCTGCGACAAGGCTTATTTGCAACGTGTCGCCTATTTGAATGGTGAGCCTGACTTGTCCCGTTTACTGGAAATGCAATTCATTGAAGTCATTGATGAAAATGGAAATGTGCAAGCGGATGCACACAAATGCTTGCAAATGATAACAAATGCTAGACCAGAGACAGAGACAGATACTACTACAGATAAATCTACAGAGGGAGAGGGCGCAAAAAAGCGCCCCGCTAGCAAACGTTTTGTAAAACCATCAATCAAAGAAATAAAAGACTACTCTGAATCTATTGGCGCAACAACTAATGCGGTTACATTTTTTAATCATTACGAAACTGTCGGTTGGCTGGTTGGTAAAAATAAATTACCGATGAAAGACTGGAAGGCGGCTGTCAGGGGTTGGAACTCAAGGGAGAACAAATGAAAAAGAACTGTCCTCAATGTGGCGATGCTTTAGTTGACCAGTACAAGTGCGAATGTGGCTGGATAAGTAAAAACTATCAAGCTGCCACAACCAAGCAATGCTTCCACTGCCACAAAGACATAGACGGTTATTACCGCGTCTTTCATGGCGAACTGGGGATGCGCTACAAGTGCGCTGACTGTCTTTTGTACGCCGATCTGGACTGGCGCGACAAGCTGATTGCGGAATGGCTGGAGTTGCACCCTGATTTCAAGTTCAAGCCACAGAACGCCCAAGACCAGGAAGATTTACAAGAAATGTCTATGGCATATATCAGGAAGATCACCAAAGGCGGTTCGACTGCACGACTCCCATACGACAAGACGCAACGGCTATCTGACCAAGTCCCGCCAATTCGATTCGATGATCTGGAGGATAAAGAATGGGCACGATGACTAAAAAATCCGACATGAATATCCGCATGGCTTGTGTTGTGGCAAGGAAGCTCAGTTATCAATTTCCTGATTGCAGGGAAGGCCGACTGATGGCAGCGGTTCTCACTCAAGCCATACTTGATCTGTTTGATGAACGTGAGATGAATAGTGCGATTAATCATCTCAAGGGGCGGATATGGGAAGCGGAAGTGTGCGGTGTGAGTGCTGACTGGATCAGATCACAACTAAACAAAGCGGGAGTGTATCACTTTGAGACCTAGGCTCTACGAGTGGCAAGGCCGGATGTGGACACTTTCTGAACTTGCAGAGAAGTATGGCAAAAAATATAGCACATTATACTGCCGCCTGTACGCCTATGATTTTACTCTTGAGAAAGCACTTACTTTGCCAGTCAGGAATGGCGATATTACCAAGTGGGTAAGACACTGGTCAAAAATCACTGGTATCTGTGAAGATACCCTGCGCACACGTGTCTATAGGTACAAGCTGACACCAGAGCAGGCAGCAAAAATGCAAGTAACAAAAACATACTACTTCAAGCCAATGACAGACATTTCCCTTAAACCAAATATCAAAGGCCGGAGGTGGTTGTATGGCTAACGGCAACACTAACCATTGCAAGGACTGTATCTATTTCCGTAGAGGCATGGATAAACAAAATAGCCTGTTCACCTGTACGTGGTTCGATCACCATCCAGAACACGATTATCCCATGTGGTTGTCCCAGGAACTTATGCCCAAATATTGTCCATGTTGCGGAACAGAGATAAAGCCACAGCGTTACAAGATTTTCCCCAATAGTTCAGGGTGCAGGGTGTTTACGCCGGTTGGGGACGAGGCGGCGTAATG